TAAGTGTTTAGATAACCACTAGCAAACGGTTCAAACTGGCTGGCAGTTGTTCCTGATACAGATCCAATACCGCGTCTGTATGCTGCTCTAACATCCATTACAACATCGGGCAATATGATTTCTTGTGTTTCAGGAAACAGTTTGAGAAATGCGTAGCTTTCTTCAACGCTGTTAGTGGCTCGTTGTCTATACTTGACCAAGGCCTGATTAATGGCCATGTCATAGTGTTCTTTGTCCAATTCTACATCTACTATGCCATCGCCTAGACGCATACGGATGTAGTCTGTGATATCTGAACGGCGCTTGTTAAGGCTATCTAGCCACTGGGCGCCTGGGTCAAACTCAATATGCCCAGAACCTGTTCCGGTAGCAGGATTGTATAAGCTATCAGATTTAAGAACGCCGTTAGCGTGAAAATAGGTAGTATCCGCTACTACATTACCAGTGAAAGGATTGGACATTCATGTTCCCTAAAGTACAAAGTATTTATTGTACTTTTAGGAGAATGGTATCTGAATTCAGTCGTCCGTTGCCCAGTGTTTCTGTGGCTTTGATATCTTCCAAAAACTTGCGTAGCTGCACCTTGCCCGCTTTGGCAAACTCTTTGAGCTTTTCTTCGGGCTTTCTCAATGTTTTGCCTATGCTGGTGGATTCGTTGTAGCCAGTTAGCGTGGTACCTTTGATACCCAATGGCCCAGTGACACTGTCTGCCACGTACTTGTATAACTTGCGAGTTTTAGTGTTATAGCACCATAGCTCTTGGGCGCCAATAATATCCACAGGATTGATACTCACTAGCTTGAGTGTCTTTTCTTCCTTCATGTATTTTAGCTTGCTGACTACCTTTTCTTTGTTGGGCGCACGTTTGACTCGGGCTTTTTTGGTTGCCTTCTTGACCGAACGATATTGATCCAGCGCATCTAGTATGCTTTGTATGAATGCATGATGACGCTTGTAGTCTGACGCTTTGTAATGTCTATATGCTTCAGCAATCTGCTCATCTGCTCGGCCCAAAGCCTCACCCAGCTCGGTTTTACGAGCCATGAACAGGTCTTCAAACTTTTTGATTTGACTCTGCGGTACTGCATTGGTTACAAGATAATCGTAGGCCTTGGGATCTACGGTACCACCAGCTACCACTTCATCATACAGGCCTTCGAAGTGCCCCAAATGCTCGCTGGTTTTTTCGTTGAGTCGATCTTGAATTGTTTTCACAGCAGCAGGTGCCACTGTTTTTTGTTCAGCTACAGGTTCGTCGGGTATATCGCTGTTTATGATTTCGTAGATTCGATCTTGATCGTTCTTGCTGTATTTGTCCTTCATCCAATCTACCACATACTTTTTAAGATCTTTGGCGCTGTAAAAGTAATTGTAGTAAAAGAAACTTTTACGCAAGTGGTGATCAAACTCCTCCTGCGTCATTGCAAGAGCCCGCTCTGTATCCCACACCGGCTCACGCCCTGTGTGCTTTTCGTCAGCAAATAGTGGGTCGCGTTTTTTAGGCGGGGCTTTTTTGGGTGCTTTGATAGATTGTGCTAGTGCCATAGCCGGCTCCTTGAGTTGTACAAAAAGTAATTATACTATTCTTTGGGTTTTTCGTCAAGTAGTGTTGCAAACATGAGCCAACCTTGCAATTCTTGCAACTCTTGTTGCACTTTTGCTAACTGTTCGTCGTAGCGTACTGAGTGTCCGTATTTGCGACGCTCTACGTTTAGTTGGCTCAGTTCGTTGACGCTTGACTCCAAGTTTCTGTACATACGTTCCATTTGACGTTTGTTAGTCAAGTTGTACATGGCCCATAGATTGCGTCTGATTTGAGTATCTATAGCAGGCCAATCGTCAAGCGAATTAAAATCACTCATAGTATAGTATATAGCACAGCCTAATTTGTGTCAATTAGGGCATCCGCTAAATATACAATAACAGGAAACAATTGTGCCAAGATTATCAGTTTGGAAAGACGGAGCCCATAGCAACGACTACAAATACTTCGACAGAAAAATAAGCGAATTATTTACTGTGGGCGGCACCGGCATATTTGTACACAAGTACCTTGGCACTACAGAACAAAATTTAACAAAAACTACCAATGCAGCACAACCCAGTGCAGGAACAACTCTTACATTTGCATCAACATCTGACATTGATTTAGGCATGTTTGTTACTGCCACAGGTGTTGCTACTGGCACTACCGTATCTGCCAAAACTGCGAATACTATCACTTTAAGCGCAAACACTACCAGCGTCCTGGCGTCAGGAGCCACAGTAAAGTTTTATACTGATGCTGCCAAGCCCAGTTATGTGAACCAATCTGCCCTAAACATACAGGATTTGCTTTTTGTAGAAAACCGCGATCGAAAGTACGACACAGATGTGTATTCCATGCGTGGCATCTACACTGTGCAGGACATGACATTTGACTTGAGTCAATTTGGTATGTTTTTGAATACAGGTACGTTGTTCATGGTGTTTCATATCAACGACATGATAGCCACCATTGGGCGTAAACTCATGCCCGGTGATGTAATCGAACTCATGCATCTGAAGGATTACTATCCGTTGGATGACAGCTTGCCAGTGGCATTAAAAAGATATTATGTTATCAGTGATTGTAATAATGCTGCAGAAGGATTTAGTGCCACATGGTGGCCACATCTATGGCGTGTCAAAATCAATCCGCTGACAGACAGTCAAGAATACAAAGACATTCTCAATCAAATCAAGGTTGATCAAGACATCAATGGCAATACGGGTAATATCACATTAGGATCTGTATCAAGTATTATCAACAAATACATTGAAATAAATGATGCAATTTTGCGTGAAGCAGAAACAAATGTACCGTATAGCGGATACGATGTTGACCATATTTACATCAAACCCACAACTGATCATGATCAATATCCCGGCGACCCTACAGGTGTTACTGCGGACAATAGCACAATTACCGCAGACAATACAATTGTAGATTCAGACTCGGGTATACAAAGTCCTGACGCTACAGTACAAGGGTATCTAACAGGCGATGGCAAGGCGCCCAATGGCTTGCCTGTTTATTCTGGCATTGCATTTCCTACCAATCCTTTAGTGGGAGATTATGCATTGAGAACTGATTACTTACCAAACAGACTGTTTAGATGGGACGGTCGTAGATGGGTCAAGATAGAAGACAATGTAAGAACCACACTAACACCTGGACCAAACAATCAAACATTACGCAGCAGCTTTGTAAATAACACAAACACATTTACAAACAACAGCGGTGAAGTAAATGAACGACAAAGCCTAAGCCAGGCTCTTAGACCCAAGGCAGACAACTAATGGCGCAGCAATATTTTTATGATGGACAAATACGCAGATTCCTAGTTCAATTCATGCGAATTGTTAGTAATTTTGAAGTTGAATTTGGTAAGGATCGCGACGGCATTAGAACTTTGCAGCGTGTTCCGGTATACTACGGAGATCCAAGCCGACAAGGTGCTACCATCCTGCGAGGCAATAGTGAAAATACCTTGAACGCAGTACCGGCCATGAGTGCCTATATCAGTGGTTTCACTTACGCCCAGGACCGCATGCAAGAACCGTCGTTTGTGAGTAAAATGAGCATTCGTGAAAGAACCTATGATGCTGAAACTGGTCTATACAGCAACCAACAAGGCGACAGCTACACTATTGAAAGACTGATGCCAGTTCCTTACAATTTAGAAGTAAAATTGGACATATGGACCAGCAACACCGAACAAAAGATGCAGTTAATCGAGCAATTGGCTGTGTTATTCAATCCCAGTTTGGAAATTCAAAGCACAGACAATTACATTGATTGGACCAGCTTAAGTTATGTGGAATTGACCAATGTGTTGTGGACATCGCGAACAGTGCCTGCGGCGGCAGAAGAACCAATTGATGTTGCCACATTGACATTCACCATGCCAATTTGGATCAGCGCACCGGCCAAGGTTAAACGCCTGGGTGTTATTCAAAAGTTTGTTGGCAGTGTGTACGACGAAGATGGCGCATTAAGCGAAGAAACTTTACTGCTGAATCTTATCTCACGTAGATACATTACCCCAATGGATTACGGAGTATTTTACGCTGGTAATCAACTGCAATTACTTAAAAAACAAGAAGTGGTTGACGCCAATGACAATATTATACAAGTTGCTCCGCCTGTTACTTGGAAATCATTGATTGAAGTTTACGGAACACTTATAACAGGTAGCACAGAAATTAGACTTTTGTTGCCAACTGGCAATGAACTAATAGGCACAATTGCTTTTCATCCTACAGATCCGTACATATTATTATTTGAAGTATTTGAAGATACTGCTCCTTCTAACACACTGGCAGCAGTCGATGCTGTTATCAATCCGCAAAATGTTAAAGTTGACAGCGATTTGTTGTCGCCGGCAACTAACACACGGTATCTACTCACTGATTCAATTGGTTCTACTGCCAATGTTGAAGGCAGCATAGTGTGGGGCGATTTGGTAGCAAATGCAAATGATATTATTCAATACACTGGATCTGTTTGGCAAGTGGTATTTGATAGTCAAAATGAAACTTCAACAGAATACGTAACAAATACCTTGACTGGTGTACAGTATCGCTGGACAGGCGAAGAATGGGTCAAGGCAGTAGAAGGTGTTTATCGAGGTGGTGAGTGGAGTCTTATCATATAGGTTGTGGCGCACTAATCTATAGTATTCAAACAAAAAGATATCTTTTTTTATTGAGAAATCAAAAACGACATGCTGGCTCATGGGGCCTAGTAGGGGGCGGTGTTGAATCAGGAGAAACTCCTGTTGAAGCATTGCATCGTGAAATACAAGAAGAAATCAATTTACAAAACTTTAGACAAATAGTGCCTCTGGAAAAATTCACAAGCGATCAAGGAAATTTTGAATACCATACGTATCTTATTACCGTAGATCAAGAATTTATACCAGAATTGAATGAAGAGCACAGAGGTTATGCCTGGACTGCTATATCAGATCATCCAAAACCATTGCACCCGGGTGTATGGAGAACTTTTAATTTTCGTGCTATTATAGATAAAATTGCAACTTTTGAAAAAGCCTTAGAGATCACATTCTAACACAAGTTGTCTGTAATTTATTCTACGTAGATTTGTATGACCGTACCACTCAGCAGGCATGTACCCACGACCAGTGCGGCTGGCCAAAACAAAATCCACTAACGGATAAGTTTTAAACACGTGAGACATAGACAAACTCATAAATTTATCATTTTGCACTGTGCTATCCAAATAGCCGTTGGTATTTGCATAAACATTGTTGGTGGTTCCGTGAGTATCGTTTCCGTCAAAGCCAATTAAAATAACTTTGTGATAACCATCAAAACAAGCAAGATACGCAGCCAATGATCCTGCATTCCAACCAGGATCTTGAGGTATCAGATGAAATGATTCTGGATAATCTAGTATTGCTGCGCCTGTGGCATAAGCAACATTTGATTTACAATATTTTGATTCAACTGCCTCTTTTATGACATCAGGTCTGGTACAAACTAAAAAATCACAGGTGAAATCTCTGAATATTGCATTACAACCGTAAGTTTGTATCCTTCGCTTGACATTTGGTTTTTTAAATTCGTTTAAATCAAATTCCAGTCTGCTGACACCATTTCCTATAACCAAAGCAGTTTTTCCATATCCTTGATAATTGAGTGTTCTTTGAACGTGTTCCGTAGTGTATTCCCAGACACCATCTTTATAGCTTGCGGATGTGTAGATATCTTCGCCTGAATAGGAATTACGAAATAACTTTTTTATAGATTTCATTAGAATCTGCCTACAACTACTTCAATCGTTCTAACTTGTGTATCCTCAATTGATTCTAAACTTTTACCAAGCACACACCCTGGTGTAAACCTACTGAGGTCTATTGCCTGTGCAACTCCAGGGGTATTGCTAGTTACTAATACTGTGCCTTTGTCAACAGGACCTTGTACTTGGCAAGGCACTCGACCGGTCAACGCCACTGCGATTCCGGAGCATTGGTCATTCATCAAGTAAGCAGGATTGGTACTAATTACTCCAGCTACCTTTGTGTCGTGCGAAACGTCAGTTGTGGTTATTTCTTTTTCGCCGCCAAACACAACAACTGTGCCCGCAATGTAGTCGGTATCTGCTTCAAATACTTCTGCCAAATCTGCGTATCTTGCACTTGTGGCCGTAGCATTTAATACTCCAGTTTGTGGTATAAAGGTACAAGTTGTGCTAACATACTCGGCCGATGTAAATCCTTTAGTTTGTGGTTGCATGGCCACATAGTAAGGTGTAGTATCACCTTGTACAGGAAAAACTTGCAGCGTTGTTTTGTTTACACTCATTACGCTTGCGCCTCAGTCCA